TTTCTGTGTAGTTCGTTATTTGACCGCTTGGCATTTGTGTTATACCCGTTGCATGAGCGTAATTTCCTATCTCAATACTGGTGACATTACCCCCTTCATCAACTACGGGAACGCCCCCCAAAATGTCAATCGTATCCGTTAGTGTGCCAATAGTAACACCGTCTTTTTTGACGACAATATTTGAACCTGAACCAGTATCACCCTTTTCACCAGTTGCACCCTGTAATTTAATACCCCATAAATATGATTCAGTACCAATAAATGTTGAGTCAAAAGTAGTGGGGTTAGCATCTTCGTGAGATACCTGCAATTTAACTTTTTGACCAGAATTAAGTTTAACAGGTATAAATGTAAAATCAAAAGTCCAATAATCAGAAGCACTTGCTGCATTTCTAATATAACCACTCGCTAAATTCCAATCTTGTAAAGTACCATCAATAATTATTTTTACAGTTGGTTGTGTTCGTTGGTCATTAGAATTAAATACTCGTATTGTACCACCAAATAAGTAAGTACTATTGTCATCAACTTCTATCTCTTCATTATTAGTTGTATTGCTATGGGTAAATCCTGAGTCTTTTTCTTCCTCAACATCCCATTCTATTGTGTATGGTGATGACCTTGTAAACACTTGAGTATCATCTGTACTCGTTAAAACAATTACTGGCAAAGCTCCAGCAGCTCCACTGGCTACAACCTCTTCCCATGATAAATTCTTTCTCGCGTATTGTTTTCCATCGTTAGGGGCTTCGGGAAATGATACCTTTGAGTTGTTAGCTGTAATATCACTTGCTTGAGTTGGTGTTATCGTAGTAGTATCACCCTCTAATACTTCACCAGCACTTGTACCAAAATCTTTATTAAATGCAGTATTTTTACTAAAAGCATCTTCTTTTCCTGTTTGTAAAGACGTTATATTAGTTGCATTTGTAGTTATTTGTGCTAAATCAGCAGCCGTAGCAAATTTATTTAATCCTTCTGGAATGTCATCCGTATCAGTAAAGCTACATTGTTTGAAAGTTCCGTTAACATAGATTACAGCTTGATTAAGTGTTTCATTTACAATTAAAGTCCTTTCATCTGGTGATGTTATTGCCGCTATCTCAGCACTTGTTAACCCTATTATTATATCCTGTATCTCCATTATATCACTATTCTAAATAGTCCATCACCAATATTACCGTTTCTACTTGCCTCAACCGTGTTAACCCCTGTTCGCTCTATCCTCCAACCAACAGTCCTACCATTAGACAATCTATAAACCTCTGGCTTAACATCTAAAGTGCCTAAACTATGGGTGACTGTGAAAGTTGTTCTACCTCCTGCAAATACCCTCGTTACCGTAGCCTCAGCACTATCTAAATCAACATTAAAAGATAATGCTCCTGTTCCATCACTTGCAGCCGTTATTCTACCAAATGCGTCTACTGTAATATTTGTATTTGTATAGCTTCCTGCGGCAACAGCTGTAGCAATTAAGTTAAATTTCAACTGCTCATTAGCGGCTGGGTTTTGTGTTAATATACCAATGTTTCCAGCGGTACCGATTATCTTTGCCTCAGCATAATCAGCAGTAGTATCATCAGAGGATACTTTAAACTTTTCATCTGTTGTACTTCCTGGAGCTGATATCTCTAAAGTCTCAATACCTCCATCATTGATTTCAGTTAGAGTTATTCCTGATCCTGCTACTAACTTATCATCTAAATAATTAGCCTCAGTATCATTTGATGTTACCTTAACCTTATCATTAGCAGCATCAACATTAACAGTAATATTTGCCTTACCAGCATCTAAATCGTAACACTTCATTATGGAAAGGTTTTATATCCTAATTTAACTGTTATATTACCTGTTGTATTATCATTGGCCTCAACTCTAACCCTCATCCAATTACCTTTAATGCTATTCTTTTCAATCGTTATAATATCATCATCAATAGGAAAATAAACCCCCGTATCATTGCATGGATTACATATTACAAACCACTCAGAGGGAGGAGTTATGCACTTACTACCAGTAAAACCCTCCTCAATAAATAACTGAGGTGTACCATCTAATCCTGATGATGTTATTAGTAATTTCCATTGGCCTCTGTGATCAAAGTTAACCTCATTACTTATCTGCTGTACTGATGCATCAACATTATCTAAAAGAGTTACATTCCTCATCAGATTCCACTTGTAAAATCTAAATGAATACCATTAAAATCATCATCTAATATACTACTGAGAATAGGATTATCACAGATATACCATTGTATAATTTGATAATTGCTTATTCCTTGATTGTATGCAGCAATATCATTAAAGCTCATAGCCTTATTACTGTTCTCAGCATTAGGATCAACCATCCCTGATTGAGTATTTTTATAAGGTTGCTCCCTTGTATAATGAAAGTATATTAACTGGACCAACATTTGTTTAATACCCTCAGAGATATACAAACAATCACCATCATCAATTTCAAAAGGATTGAATATATCTGTATAAGGAGATGTTTGAGGTACTTGAGGAGTTGTAGCAGTTAAATCAGCATAGAATAATGCTTTTAAATCTGCTCCTAATAGCCTCACTAAATAATAAGGCTCATACTTTTCAATAAACAATTCCAAGTCATCAAAGCAGCTCTTATTGATCCTGTACTCTCCTATGTAATCAGATGTTTGAGTAATTGTTGCCATTATGCTAATTTAGCTTTACCCTCTTTAACCATTAACCGAGATTTAGCCTCACCCATCTTATAAAAGATACCATCAATAATAACCCCTCCATTGAATTTAGCCGGAGCAGCTTTTTTAGTTTCTTTAGCCTCGAATGATTGCGCTTTGTTCTCAGGCTTTTCAGTAACAGCCTTTTTTGTTGTATTCTTTTTCTTTGCCATCTTAAATTAGATTTAATACAAAGGTATAAAAAAAAGAGGCATGATAAATTAATACCATGCCCCTCATTATTTTCAGCTTAGTTACTCTTATGGAGTCTCTAATGCAGCTTTATCAGTAGTAATATCACCTGCGATGAATGATCCTCTATCGTTAGTTTTAACAACACAAGCTCCTCTCCACTCAGCTCTAACTGTTCTAAGGTTTTTAGTGAAATCATCACCATCTAAACCTACCTCAATAGAGATTGATCCTTTATCATAAACAGTAGCAAGGTTAAATGCTCCAACTAAGTACTCATCTTGAGTAACTAATGTTGATTCAATTATACTTACACCATCTAATGATAATTGTCCAGCAACCATTTGAAGTTGATCAATGTAACGATCATCAGCAGAACCAACTTTTATCATCTTTAAAGCAGTTACATCAGATGGATGTAAAAGGATGAAGTTAGGCATATCTTGGTTAGCAATCTTAACCTGATTGATAGCAACTCTAAGTACATCTACTAAGTTTGCATTGTCAACAGTACCTGCAAAAGTACCAGCAGCGAAAGCAGTTGCAACAGTTCTAATACCGTTAAGGTTTGGAGCTACACCATTACCCTCATAAACTTGAGCCTCAACATCTTTTAATAACTCTCTCATCAACTCATTGTTGATCTCAGATGCCATAAAAGAAATATCATCTACCATCTCATCAGATACTTTGATAAATGCAGTACGCTTAACAACGGTCTCAGATGAAACAACCAAATCAAAATCAATTTGATTCTTTAATGCTCCCTCAGCAGTACCACCAGCAGCACCATCTTTGTTAGCTTGAGATACCCATGAGATTACATTTGATTCAGCAGTACCACGAGAAACAATGTCAAGTAATCTTACTTGTCGAGATGCTAATGCATTCATTCCAGGGATACGTTGCTCAACAGGTACATTACCACCACTAATATTAGTAGAGATAAGCATATCAGCAGCAGCCTTAAATTGAATTGATTTAGCATTACCCTCTTTGATAGATACTAATCCCTCTTTGTTAGCCTCTAAAGACTTAAAGATTGATACAGATTCACCAGCTTTAGCAGCTTTCTCATCTGTTGAAAGTTTCTTAATAGCAACTCCATACTCTTTTAGAGTAGAGTTAAGGGCTTTCATTTGCTCAGCTTGGTTATCTTTTAAAGACTTCTCAAGAGAAACAATATCCTCCTTAGATGCTTTAGCCTCAATAGCCTCATTCAGTTCTGTTTGAGTCTTTTCATTAAACTCATTGTAAAGTCCTGCCATTTCCTCAGCAGACTTTTTGTTAAAATCCTCTAAGCTAATATTTTTAGCCTCAAGGAATAAATTAAATTTAGTCATCTTATTTTTATTTAGATGTTTGTAAAAAATGATTTGCGCTTATCCTCAGCGACTTGATTTTGATTCGGCTCATCATTATCAAGTGCATCGGTATCATCCTTTTGCGGCTCTAAATTTATAAGTGAATTATATTTTTGTTGTATTACTCTTAATTGATTCTCAATAGTAAATAATCTATCATCAGTACCTTTGCCATTTTTTAAGGCATTGATAAGGCTATCCATTCTCTTGTTTAGCTTATCTAAGTAATCTAATGAGTATTGGTCCTTACCACTTACACTAAATACAGGAGTCTCAGAGTTAGCACCAAAAGTAACAGCACTACCCTCTAATAAAAACACCTCATTAAGCTCTCTTAATCCATCCTCTCTAATTTGTATCTTATCCGGTACTAACATAAATCCAATACTATGCTCAGTTATTATACCATCCTGATAATCCAAAAAGGCATCCTCTCCTTTTGTGGACCTACCTAAATCACCAATACCAACTAAATGATCATGTGTCTCCTCTAATGATTTCCATACTCCAATCTCATGCTCAAAATCATGGTATCTAAGCATCTTAATTTTTCTATTGGTTGATGATTCTGGTCCTCTCTCTTGGATAGATTTACTAAATGCACCACGATTGATAACATCTCCATCACTATCTACATTACCAAAGCCTGATAAACCTACTTTAACCCTACGACCAGCAGTATCAATATCTTTAACCTCTAATGCTATGCTTTTAAATTGAATCATAATACAAAGTTACTCATTTATTTCATTAGTACTCATCGCTGCAATAAACTCCTCAGATAGCTCAGGATAAGTCTCTTTCATTAATATTCCTTTTGCCTCATCATTAATAGGCATCCCAATTATAACATTAACACCATCTAAAACTATCTTATCTTTCTCGGCCTCAGTTTTCTTATCTGATTGTAAAGCCTCAACCTCACTAAAGTCCTGCCTCATCCTTACCTCTTGCATAGGAAAGTGATTCTTAGCAATAAATCTCGTATGAGCTGCTGCAATCTTATCTGATAATGGTATTACTGCATTGGTAAATAATGCTTTCTCAGCCTCTTTGCGGTTGTTGAATGTCTTATTAGCAGGATCATTAAATAATGAGCTATCTAATCCAAATACATTACACATGGCCCTCAATGTAATTACATCACTCTCAACTAATTGTAAATCAGTAGCACTCATTGCCATCTGAATATAGTTTAAATCCTTGTTAGTTACCTTAATCTTACCTGAGTTATGAGTGCCTGATATATCTCTGTTCCATGCAGATTGCACTTTAGCAGCCTCATCAGGAGTCATTGCCCTTTGTGATTTATCTGTTATCATACCAACAGCCCCTCTGTTTTGTAATAGATTAGCATGAGCATCCCATCTACTGTTGCCAACAGATACAGCCTCCCTTGCTACTTGTATAATTGATAAACCTAAAAGAGAATCATTAACAGAATTATATCCAGGATTGAAAAACTTAATATGCTCAATCTCATCCTGTTGGTAGTTTCTTTTATTAGTACCTAACTCAAACTGATAGGAGATATTAGGCATAAAAAAGTTGTTGTTTGTTGTTGTTGGGCATACATAAGGAGAGGGTAATATATCAACCTCAGCAATCATACTATTATTAAATGATGATTCAGATACCATGTAACTGTTACCTGATGCAAGTAAATATACCAACATTTGCTCCTCAATATCATCCCATGTATAACCCTT